CCAGCAACACCTGTACATGCGCTGCACTGCCAACCCCGGAGGAGTGGGTGGTTGGTGGGTCAAGAAAACCTACATCGACGGAACTCCAGAAAATAAGCCTTTTCCTGCGTTCGATATAGAAACGCGACGTGAGTTTGTGTGGCCCCCCGGTCACGAAAAAGCAGGTCAGCCGTTGTTCTTTCGCAAGTTTGTACCGGCACGGCTGACTGATAATCCCCATCTCATGGCAGACGGCCAATACGAGGCCATGCTGAGATCGCTCCCAGATGTCGAACGAAGGCGGCTTCTTGAAGGGGATTGGGACGTGGCAGAGGGTGCGGCCTTCCCAGAGTTTTCTCGTACCAAGCACGTCATCGAACCGTTTGAACTGCCGACCAACTGGCCTCGCATACGAATGGCCGACTACGGATATGCTGCACCCTCATGTGTTCTCTGGGGTGCAATCGACTGGGACGACAACATCTGGATTTACAGAGAATTATACGAAAAACACTTGACAGCAGAACAACTAGCTGATAGAATACTAGAAGCGGAACAACTAGACCCATTACCACACTACACGGTCCTTGACTCGTCTTGCTGGAACAAGACGGGTTTTGGGCCTTCGATTGCAGAGGTAATGATGCGACAAGGCGTTCGCTGGACACCAGCAGACCGCAACCGCATTCAAGGCAAAATGGAAATACACCGCCGCCTAGCTGACAATCCGTACACAGAGGAACCTCGCATCCGTTTCTTTTCTACGTGCAGCAACATAGTCAAACAGATTGCTGGCATCCCGCTCTCCAAAACAAACAGCGAAGACGTAGACACAAAGGCAGAGGATCACGCATACGATGCGCTGCGCTACGGAATGATGACACGCATGAGTGGCTACGCTTCCATACACCAACAGCTAAGTTCTATAAAGAACCACGTCCACCAAGTTCAAGACGAAGTATTCGGATACTAAATGGCAGAGATAGACCTCATTGAAATAGGACGAAAAGCCGCCGATGGTACGTTGACCATTAGCGAAGCTATGTCTGTTCGTACAGGAAATGCAGCCAAAACTATACGCAATCGTGTAAAAAAACTAGGCTATTCTCTGGACGATAACTGGTCTACAGTGTCAACAGACAAGTTTTTACGAGAACTACAAGAAATAGGTAGTAGTGCTAATTTTGTAGAGTTGGGTGCTACAGAACAGAAACTTGCAAAGCTGGCAGCACAGGCGGAAGAAGGTGCAGACTACGCTTACAAATTTGGCTACGGATTTTCAGGTCGTGCCAGTAAATTAGAACTTTCTAAAAACAAACAACCTCGCGGCACGAGTGAAGCGGGAAAGGGCGTTATTAAATTTGAAGCTGTCCCTCCCGGAAGACAGTCCCTTCCTGCAATCATAGCAGGTACTAATGCTATAACTGAAGACTCTTTAGTTCTTGACGCGAAGGGAAAAATAACCAAAACAAAGCTTGGCCCCAAAGCAGATCAAATACGGGATGCACTAATTGTCAACCTAATGATTCCGCTGCGTCCCGGAGAGGTTCGCAACATTGGGATTGACGATATCAATTTTGAAACCGGACGATTTTCCGACAAATTTCAGCGCGTAAATAAAATACGAAATCCTGTAGAAATAGATGAAGTCTTGCTGGAAGTTTTGCGTGACGCACGGGATCGCGCCGTAGCCAACGGACAGAGTGTTCTGTTTGATATAACAGACACACAACTTCTTAACGGGGTACGTGTTCAGGGTGGCATCATGGAACAGATGCGTCCCTATGAGGGGATTCTTGGTCGTCCCTTTAAAAATGCAATGGATGTTCGTAAGATTGTCCCATCTCTCATGCACGGCGAGTTAAAGACTGGCATTGAACTTAGTCAGATTATGGGCCACGAGACTTACGACGCCATGATGGGTGGTCTGAAAAAAATGACCGCAATGAAGTATGTGTCTCCTGTCCTCGATGATGAGGGCAGTGCCGTAAAAGAAGTTATGAGAGCGTATCGTAATTACATGGCTGAGACTTTAGGCGTTAAAGTTCTTAATGATTTACCTAGTATACTAGGCGTAACGGCCTCTCGCTTAGAAGCTGAAGGCTCACCAAAGTTTGCGGTTGTTCCTAGTGGTGGGAATATCGCCCCCGGACCTGAAGGCACTTCTCTAGGTACGGTGACAGCAGAGGATGCAGAAGTTGTAGCACAAAACCGTGCGACAAACCTAGAACAGCAAAGACTCGCTGAAATACAGGCAAGAAGTGAAAGACTTGACCTGCAAAAAGACATACCTGCAAAAGAAGAGGCAGCGATTGAGACAGATGAACGCTCTAAAATACGAGAAAAAGAAATACGCCAAAGAGTCCGCAATGAAAACAAGCTTGATGTAACTGGCGACAATCCTGCAGCAAGCCTATCAGAAGAAACCGTAGACAAGCTAAAAGAGCTTGGCGTGTGGGATAAATTAAAAAGCGGTTTAGATAAAATACCCGGCCCAATTAAAAAGTCTATTCCTATTGTGGGAACAGTAGGAGTAGCTACTCTTGCTGCACCGGATACTTTTGCATCTGTAAGACAAAAAGCAAGTGAAGTAGGACTACCTGAACCCGTATCTACTGCAGTTGGACTTGTAGCGGGAGCAACTGAATTTCTTCCTGTTGCGCCAAGCGACGTTATAGCAGCAGGACAATCTATGGCTTCTCCTCAACCAGACTTGGGATCAGCCAGACCTATAGAACGCATAATGGCAGAACAACAAAACAATCCTGAAAGCTTTCTATCAACACAACCCCAATAAACAACGGAGGCATTTATGCCAGACAATAACTACAACTACGGCGCGTCATATATAATGAACTCTGACAAAGAGAGCATTGACAACCAAGCAGGTGTTAACTCACTGTATCGTGAAAAGCTAGAATTTACTGGTGAAACACAGATGGGCAAGCTTGCAGAAGACATGCCTAAAAAACAGACTAAGCCTACAGTCGAAGCTTCATTTAACAAAATGGCAGAAGACCGTAACTACTTTAGCTAGGGACTAACTGAATGTCCGATAATTTTTTAGAGCCTGAAGAAGAAAACGCGATTCCAATTACGAATCCTGACGAACAGATGCCCGGACTTGCGGGCCACATTCGCGCACGATTTGAAGATGCTGAAAATGGGAGATTTTCCAATGAGCAAAGGTGGCTTCAAGCGTACAAAAACTTCAGGGGCATATACGACTCTACGACGCAATACAGGGACAGCGAAAAGTCGAAGGTCTTTATCAAGATCACGAAGACTAAGGTTCTTGCAGCATACGGTCAAATTATCGACATCCTCTTTGCTAACAAGAAATTTCCACTCGTTGTAGAATCAACTCCGATGCCAGAAGGCATTGAAGAATTTGCACACATGCGTACCCCTGCTGATGAAGCGTCACAAGCACCTGCTGATCCGTACGGATTTCCCGGTGACGGACGTACAGTGGCTCCGGGTGCAATGTCCGCAGATGATCCCCACACGCTTGGTACGTACGGCAAAGACTTTGGTGACATGATTATAGCGGGTAAGTCTAAAGTAGGCGAACCCCAGTTTGAACCAGCCAAAGAGCAAGCCCGCAAAATGGAAAAGTGTATCCACGATCAGTTGATGGATACCAATGCAGTGAGTGAATTTCGTAAAGCCATCTTTGAGTCGTCACTGTTTGGTACAGGCGTCATCAAAGGGCCGTTTAACTTTTACAAGCGTGTCCACAAGTGGACTACAAGCGAAGAAGGCGAACGAGAGTACACACCGTACGAAAGAACAGTGCCTCGCATTGAACACGTATCGGTATGGGACTTTCACCCTGACCCCTCTGCTACGTCTGTAGAAGATTGCGAGTACGTCATTGAACGGCACCGCATGAACAGACAACAGCTTCGTGGTCTTATCATGCGTCCACACTTTAACGCACAAGCCGTAGAAGAGTGCCTTGCAAAAGGACCAAACTACGAAGATAAATACTACGAAGACACTATCCGCGAAGACGAAACAGAACCACACATTTCGGAAAACCGATACGAAGTCCTAGAATATTGGGGTGTCCTTGATTCCAAGTTTGCAAAAGAAGTAGGCTTTGAAGGCGCAAACGAAATGTCAGAGTTTGACCAAATGCAGGTCAACGTGTGGGTGTGTGGCACAATGGTGCTACGTTGTGTAGTCAACCCATTTACTCCGGCACGTATTCCTTACCAGTCGTTCCCATTTGAAATCAACCCCTATCAGATTTGGGGTGTGGGCGTTGCTGAAAACATGGAAGACGCACAGATGCTGATGAACGGTCACGTTCGTATGGCAATCGACAATCTAGCCCTAGCTGGTAACCTTGTCTTTGATGTGGACGAAGCGTCACTGGTTCCCGGACAGAACATGGACATCTTTCCCGGCAAAATCTTTCGTAGACAGTCTGGTGTGACGGGTACAGCCATCAACGGACTAAAGTTTCCTAACACAGCGGGCGAAAACATACAGATGTACCAAATTAGTCGGCAACTAGCTGACGAAGAAACGGGCATACCGTCGATTACACACGGTCAGACAGGGGTTACGGGTACGGGACGTACCGCAGCAGGTCTATCGATGCTAATGGGGTCTGCTGGGCTTTCTATGAAGACTGTGATTAAGAATATTGACGATCATCTGCTAAAACCGATTGGAGAAGCGTTTTTCCAGTGGAATATGCAGTTTGGTGAAAACATAGAAGACATTACAGGCGACTTAGAAATCAAACCACGCGGTGTAGCTGCGGTAATGCAAAAAGAAGTACGCACACAACGTCTTACCTCGTTGCTACAGACGGTAGCTAACCCAATGCTTGCCCCGTTTGTAAAGATACCTAATCTTATGCGTGAACTAGCTATATCACAGGACATTGATCCTGATAGCTTAGTCAACGATCAAAACGAAGCGCAAGTGTACGCACAGATGTTACAAGGAATGATGCAAAATGCTCAACAAGGACCAAGCCCGGATGCTGGCCCCGATGCTCAACAGCAAGGAATGGGACCCGTTCAAGGAGTACCTAGTCAACCTCAAGGAGTTGACGATTCGGGGCGTGGTAACGGCACAATCGGAGTCGGAACTGCGCCAAGCGCAGGGGAAGCTGGCTTTACTGGAAATGCTCCTGAAACTCAAGGATAGCTACGAGGCAGTCGTAAAGACTGAAAATTAATTTTATGGGCATTGAAACACCTAAACAAAGACAAAAGAAACAGATTGAAGCGGATGATAAGCAACGTGAAAAAATACGTAAGCGTGTAGCTTCTTCAAAAGACTCCGAAGGTATCGTTCGTTCCCTATACAATAAAATACCCACTAACGTAAGACTGCTTGTAGAAAATCTTACAGGAGTAGAACGCCCAATTACAGCCGCCGACTTTACTGAAGACGAACTGGTAGAGATGGTATTCATGGCTGAAAAGACGAAAGAGTACAATAAGAAAAGAGAAAAATACGCACAAGATTTATCAGCAGATAGAACATACGCAACGTCGGGTTCGGTTTCAGATAATATTGTCCAAACCAACATACAAAAACTTCTTGATAGCTTTGAAAGAACTAGAGATAAAACATCCGTAAATCCATACAGACCCACACCGTATGCAGCGTACACAGGCAGAGGTTCTCCACAGGGAAGTCAAGTAGATAAATCGTTTCTTGATTCTGCTTACAGTTCATTTACTGACCCTAGATACGTTGTAGCAACTAGCTTGGGCAAGTACAACGCTTTTGATGTAGATAATAAAATTGCTAAAATTAGAGACACGTATAACTTTAATCCAAAAGAACGAAACGTACCAACAGATTTTAAAAGCGTACTTACACGTTCGCTAGCTAGTCCAGAGTTAGCAGGGGAATACTTAGCTAACTATTTGGGTACAAAAGACAGGGACGTAAATATAGACCTTCCACTACAGATGAGTGCAGGTGGTATGATAGATTCCAATAAAAAATTAAACTTAGCAGAGGGTGGCATGGTTGATTACTTTACTAGATCAGACGAAATTACACCTGAACAATATCAGGAGTCATTTATTGATTTTTACAACATGCCCAACGTTGCGGCAGAAGTAATAGATACGGACGAAGAAGAAGAAGACGAAAAGCCCCCGGTAGTAGCCAACGTACTTAGCCCTGTAACAGCGGGTGGTGACGAGGCTCCCGGAGCAAACATATTTACCCAAACAACGATGTCCGGTCGTCCCGCCTATGACATACAAGACGTGAACTACGATGACTACATAAAAAACTTTAATCAGATGGATGAAGTCAAAACTAAAAAAGGCGTAGACGCAAGTCAATCTGAGTTTGGTAACTTTATGAAAAAACAGTTATCCGATCCCACAAATATAGTCGGTGGAGTAGCGGGTGTTGGTTTAGGCGTCGGTCCCGTGTTTGGTCCAGTCATGCAACTAGCAGGAAAAATAAACAGAGACTCACAGCTAAAAACTGCCGAAGCAATAGGAATAACAGGTGGCACTGCGGGCAACTTGATGTCAATAAACGGACAGGTTGTTCACCGCAGACCCGGAAAAAAGTTATACAACGGTACACTTCCTAGCGGGGCAAATTCACAAGCTATTTATAGAAGTGAAGAAATTACTAAAGGGTACATTCCCGGCACAATGGTTGAAACTGAGTTGGATGGACCTGATGGCGCACCTACAGGCAGCTATGAAAGATTTGGAAAAGACGGACTGCTAGACGCCGCTACAGCAAAAGCACTTGGCGGTAACTACGATGCGTACGGCAACTTTCACACAGCGTATGGCTCTGCGGCAAGTGGCACAATGGAAGCAGGAAAAGCGTTAGCTGCACAGTACGGTGTACCAGCAAGCAGTGTAGAGGCTATGATGGCAGCTATTCGCAGTGGTACGTACAGCAAAGGTACGTTTGGTACAACAAGAAGTGTTGATTTGGGTGATTACCGCAAAGATAGAATGACAGCCGTTGACATAATAAAAAGCTTTACTCCCGAAGCAATAGATAACAGAGAAAAACAGCTAGAAGCACAACAGAAAAAAGCGCAAGAAACGGCATTTACACCCGATAGAAGACAACAAGAAATTGTTCAAACTGCAGCATTTACACCTGATAGAAGACAGCAAGAAATTAGTGAAACTTCAGGGGATCAGACATCTCAAGATATCGGCAAAGGAGAATCTCCAACGGGAGGGGATGTTGGCTATGGTACGCCGTTCAAGTCCGGTGGTCGCGTTGGTTACGCACCCGGCGGTCCAGTACAGCAGGGTAGCCCCGCAGGTTTCGTAGAGCGTCCACCGTCACAAGTGTCAGAGGCTGCAACAGTGGCTGACGACAAGCCTATGTCTGTTAGCGAAGGTACGTTTGTTATTAACGCAGCGGCAGTAGAGTTTGCGGGCGAAGAAGACATAGCAGACATGCTTAAAAAGGCGTACGTAAAAGCAGGTAAAAAAGACATGGGTGGCCCGTCTACCCAAGAGATTGACATAGCTGTATCTCGCGGTGAAGTCATTGTCCCTGCCCACATTGCTAAGATCATTGGCTATGACCGCTTAGAAAAGATTAACAATCGCGGCAAAGCTGAAACAGCTAAACGCATCAAAGAAAACTAGATAAAATAATTCGTCAGCTACCCGCCTAGCGGCCCTGACATAACCGAAGCGGCTACCTACAAGCCAAAGTAGCCCCGCAATGAAGAGGTAACAAAATGGCAAAAGCAAGAGGCCACCGTGCCAACAAACCAAACGATTCATTTGGTGCAATAAACAACGAATCGTTATATCGTGGAAAACACCGTGATGCAGTCTACATCGATGACGATGACGAAAACCAAGCGGTAGAAGCAACAGAGGAGCAAGAAGCGGACCCCCAAGAGGCTACTCCGCAGGAAAGCACCAGCTTCGTAGAAAACAAAAAAGAAGAAGCCCACGATTACAAGAAGCGTTATGACGATCTGAAAAAACATTACGATACTAAGGTAAATGAATTTAAAGGTGAAATCAGCAGCCTTCGTGAATCGCTAGAAAACAAAGAGGTAGAAATGCCAAGTAATGTAGCAGTTCCAAAGACTATGGAAGAACTAGAACAATTCAAAGCCCAATATCCAGAAGTGTTTGATGTCGTACAGACCGTTTCTTCGCTCCAAACAGAATCACAGGTTTCCCAACTCCGCGAGGAACTGGGTACAATCAAAGAGCGTGAAAAAGACTTGGAAAAGCAAAATGCTTACCAGCAGCTTGTTTCCCACCATCCCGATTTCGATGAAATCAAAGTGGATGAAAAGTTTCTTTCTTGGCTTGAAGATCAACCTAAATCGATTGCTGATGGCATCTACAAAAATAATACGGATGCTAAATGGGCGGCACGGGTCATAGACCTCTACAAAGCTGATAACAATATATCAGCCCCGAAGAAAACCAAAAAGGCTTCTGCAGCAGATGCAGTCACCAAAACCGCGTCGCGGACAGTGACTACTAATAAAACAGAAGGTAGAATTTGGAAAGCTTCAGAAATCCGTACCCTTAAACCGTGGGAGTTTGAAAAGCTAGAAGCTGATCTTGACTTGGCACGGGACGAAGGCCGGATTGACATGAATAACTAGACTTAACCTCAAAACTATAATGGAAGGATTGAACAATGGCGTTCAGTACATCTTCTGGATATGGAAACTTACCATCCGGTAATTTTGCACCAGAAATCTTTAGCCAAAAAGTTCTCAAGTTTTTCCGTCGTGCTTCGGTTGTGGAAGATATTACTAACACCGACTACGCTGGCGAAATCGAAAACTTTGGCGATACAGTCAAAATCATTAAGGAGCCTACCGTAACAGTAGCCGCGTATCAACGTGGTTCTGTGGTAAATCCGCAAGACTTGGCTGACGATCAAATCTCTATGGTTGTTGACAATGCAAACGCTTTTGCGTTTAAAATTGACGACATCGAAGAGCGTCACTCGCACGTAAACTTTGAAGCACTTGCCACCTCTTCTGGTGCGTTTGCTCTAAAGCGTAAGTACGATGCTGCCGTTCTGCAGCATATCTCTGATGCCGCTGGTATTGCAGCGTCTGCCGTTTCTGGTACGACTCTGACAACTACTGCTGCAGCAGGTACATTGGGAACAGCTAATGCTCCTATCAACGTTGAAACAAACGACAACGGCATCAACTTGATGCTGGCTATGGCTCGTTTGCTTGACGATGAGTCTGTGCCTGAAGAAAACCGCTGGTTTGTAGCACCTCCAATCTTCTACGAGAAGATGTTCCAAGCTGGTAACAAAATCGCTGAAGTCCAAGTGACTGGTGATGCTTCATCTCCGCTGCGTAATGGCCTTGCCATCAACGGTACCTTTGCTGGTTTCCGCTGTTACAAGTCTACTGCACTAAACAGCACAGGTGGAACTGACCAGCTAACACTGACTGACGCTTCTGCTACTCTTGCAACAGATGGCTCTGAGAACGTTGTTCTTGCTGGTCACATGTCTGCTGTAGCCACTGCTTCGCACATTGCTAAGACCGAAGTGGTTCGTTCAACTGAGTCATTCTCTGATGTCATTCGTGGACTTCACGTTTTTGGTCGCAAGGTATTGCGTCAAGAAGCTGTTGTTCGTGGCGTCATTGACTTCGCGTAAGGGAGACATATAAATGGCTACTTTTGACCATACCATCACTGGTGGTGGAACTGTAGGACATCCCGCACATGCGATTCGTCCTTACATCGTGCAGTCAAAAATCTTTGACGCTGCAGATGACAACCTTACAGCTAATGATGTCATCAAGGTGATTGACCTTCCAGACAACTCCATCGTTCTTGGTGGTTGCTTGGACGTTCTTGAAGCTGGTGGTTCTAGTGTGACTTTTGACGTTGGTATCAGCACCGACATTGATGCCTTCTGTGATGGTGTCGATGGTAACGCTGATGCTATCTACAACTTTCACCCTACAGCAGCAGGTATTAACACAGTAATTGCAACAGACGCTATCCAAGTTAAAATCTTGGGTGCAGACTCTGCTGTAGTTCGTTTCCGTGTTATTGCTTTGATTGCTGACATTGGTGACCCAACTACAATGGTCCAGACTGCTGCAGTCCAGACTGGCGTATAACATTAATCAAGGGGGCGGGGCAACTTGCCCTCTTGACTCTTTATTTATTTTGTGATATATATGCTCATCCCTTCAGGGGTAAACTACACAGGAGATGGCAATGAATTATATCACAAGCAATATTCCATATTTTAAAGCTTGGGTACGAAGAGAATACACAACCAACTTTGACCGCTATCATGGTGAATTTTTACACGCAATGGTGATAGCAGTAACTACTTTACCCATGAAGACACTTTCTTTTCAAGTATTGTTTACAGGATGTGAAGACGAAGAAAACAACGTACACGGTGGTGCTATGTGGGCAAGAATGCCCTTGACTGCACTGGTAGGTGATACACCCCTAGAGGAATGGCCTACACCTATACCGACACATTTTGCCCAACCGTGGGACTGTCAATCGCACCATCATTCGGTATTTGTTTTAAACAGGGCAACTCCCTGCCCGTGGTTGGCTAAGATAGACGGAGACTTCTTTCCTGCCAAGTATTACTTTACTATAGACTACACAGATAGCGAAGTAGCAGACGACCCAGCCCAACACAAACAAAGTCATGTGTTAGAACTAATGGATGCTGGTGAATGGACAGGCAACATAGTTGCACTTCCAAACAATAGAGTAAGGGTAACTAACCCTGCTTGGTTTGTAACGGGCGATGGCCCACCGGATTTCACTCCTAGTCAGTGGGTCCATCATTCTAAACAAGACCCGAACTATGTAGAAGATACAGCACGGGTATTTGATAACCTTTATGCGGAGAGCGATTATGAAGAAAATGATGAAGAGTAAGGGTATGAAGCGTGGCGGCAAAACGAAAGCCAAAGGCATGGCTCGTGGTGGCAAAACAATGATGAAGAGTAAGGGTATGAAGCGTGGCGGCAAGATGATGAAGTCAAAGGGTATGGCAAAGGGCGGCAAAGCTGGCGGTGCTATGACTCTTGCGTCCCTTCGTTCCGCAGCTAAGAAAAAAGGCTACAAGCTGGTAAAGGCATAGTCATGGCACGTCGCGGACTATACGCCAACATAGCAGCTAAGAAGCGTCGCATCAAAGCTGGTAGTGGAGAAAAGATGCGTACTGCCGGAAGTAAAGGTGCGCCTAGCAAGGCCAACTTCCGTCGTGCTGCACAGACTGCAAGGAAAAAATAACATGGCTAAGAAAGCATCATTCAAACCTATTAAATCTAAAAAGAAAAAATCAGGAAGTGCAACACCCAAAAATAAAGCGTTGTACGCTCGTGTAAAAGCAGAGGCCAAGCGTAAGTTTGATGTATACCCTAGCGCATATGCAAATGCTTGGCTTGTTAGGACGTACAAGAAACGTGGCGGGACATATGCCTAATGGCTAAACCAAAGGGCGGCTTAACCAAATGGTTCAAAGAAGACTGGCGAGATGTAAAGACTGGCAAGAAGTGCGGTCGCTCTGGTTCAGAGAAAAAGAAACGTCCCTATCCAGCCTGTAGACCTGCCAAAGTTGCCAAACGCATTACCAAAAAAGAAGCAGCAAAGAAGACCGGACCACGCGCAGTAAAGTGGTCTGTTACTGCGTCAGGAAGGAAAAGGAAGAAAAGTGGCACCAAGAAAGCCTGATAAAATGCCAGCCCGCAACAAGAAAAACTTTCGTGCTACAAAGAAGGGTGCGGGAATGACTAAGGCTGGGGTAGCTGCTTACCGCCGTAAGAATCCCGGTAGTAAGTTAAAGACTGCTGTTACGGGCAAGGTCAAGCCGGGTAGTGCCGCAGCAAAGCGTCGCAAGTCGTACTGTGCAAGGTCAGCCGGGCAGATGAAGAAGTTTCCTAAAGCAGCCAAAGACCCTAACAGTCGTTTGCGTCAAGCAAGAAAGAGGTGGAAGTGTTAAACTTACTAATCGGACCGATTGCAGAACTAGCCGGAACGTGGATGTCCGGCAAAGTAGAAGAGAAGAAAGCCCAGTCAGCTACCAAAGTAGCAAAGGCACAAGCCGAAGCCGTAGTCATGCAAAAGAAAGCTACGGGGGAAATTGACTGGGACCTTGAGATGGCAAAGGGAAGTCAGTCATCATGGAAAGACGAATGGCTTACAATACTATTTAGTTTACCACTTATTTTAGCGTTTGTTCCGGGGATGGAAGAACTTGTACGTAACGGATTTCAACAATTGGAGCAAATGCCTGAATGGTACCAGTACAGCTTGGGCGTTATTGTTGCTGCAAGCTTTGGAACAAGAGCAGCGACGAAGTTCTTTGGAAAGAAGTAATGACTATAGTTATGGAAAGAGTGTTGGCGTGGAAAATACTGCCTCGTCTAATGATGATAATGATGTCCCTGTCAGCGTGGAGAGTGGTGGAGTGGTTTATGACTCTACCCGAACCAACAACCCAACAGTCAGCACTGGTAAGTGTAGTCACGGGGGCAATGACAGGTGCATTTGCGGTATGGATGGGACATGAGAAATGAAATACAACGTATCACACTTTCTTGACAAACTAATTGAACACGAGGGTATGGTGCTTACAGTGTACCAAGATACTTTGGGCATAGACACTGTAGGCATAGGACGAAACCTAAAAGACAGGGGTATCAGTCCAGAAGAACTAGCCTACATGGATATACCTAACATGGCTATCGTGTACACAGAAGGTATCAACGAAGCAGACGCCCGTTACCTTGCTCTAAACGACATCAAGATTGTAGAAAACGAACTGTGCAAAGTACACACATGCGTAGACGACCTAGATGCAGTGCGCCAGTTAATCTTGATGGACATGGCATTCAACATGGGTGTGCCGCGCCTATGTAAATTTAAAAAGATGTGGAACGCTATCCACGAGGGTAACTTCGACGCCGCAAGCCTTGAGATGATGGATTCCAAGTGGGCAAGGCAGGTGGGTTCGCGGGCAAGGAAGCTTGCGGATGCAATGAAGTCAGGGGAGTTTTAATGTCTAAGGGTAGACCTGCACACGAAAGTGTTGAAAAGAGTATTGATCCTGTACAGGGGTCTATACGCAATGATATGAGAAACAAGTTTCACGGTCCTTACCCATCACAGAAAGGCGGCATAAGCATACCAGAACGTCCTTCTAAAAAGGCTAGGGAATTAATGAAAAAGGGTAAACCCGTAGCTTTTACGTAAACCGATGACAGCCCACGTTTTTTTGTTGCTTGTGTATATAGGAACAGGGGACTTTCGTACCCTAGACAGCGACGACATGTATTTCTGGAACATAAACGAATGTAACTACTTTGCTTCTCGCGTGACTAAACGATACGGTAATTACGAATACAGTGATTTTATAGATGCAAAAGACAGAGTAACAGCGTATTGTGTACCTCGCTATGTAAACCCAGACGACGTAAAGGTGTATTGAATGCCCCCTAGAAATCATAAACAGTGGACTAAGACGCCAAACATCGAACACATCAACTCGCTTATTTACTCTGACCAAGACCTATACGAACAAGAAATAGAAAAGATATTCTCTAAAGTGTGGGTGCCAATGTGTCACATTAGCGAGATGTATAACGAAGGTAACTACAGAACAACACAGATTGCTGGTCAAAATGTGATTGCAGTAAATACCAAAGATGGCGTTAAAGCGTATCGTAATTACGGTTTTAATTTTCCCTCTGGTACAGTGGCTGCACCAATCGTAACAGTTGAACCACAACTACACTGCGAAGTTAAACACGGTGGCATGGTTTGGGTAACACTTGACCCTAATCCGTCCCAGAGTGTAGAAGAATGGACAGGCGGTGCTTTTGATTGTATTGCTGGTGCTATTGATGCTGAAGAACTAGAAGTGTTTCACTATCACAAAGCAGTGATTGATACCAACTACAAACTGTGGCACGACACAAACTCTGAGTTTTATCACGACTTCATGCACTACCACAATCGTGTAACCGGATTCAACGATGCGTACTTCGCACGTAAAAACATCCCGTTCGACAACGGACACGTAAACGTCAGTAGCTTTACTGTGCAATACGAAGAGTATGAGGGCTTTGAAGACAGGGGTGAACTGTCATTTCCTAGCTTGCCACCAAACCAGTGGTATATGGTTGACTTGTTCCCCGGCTTTAATTTTAACTTGCGTGGCAGTGCGTACCGTAGCGACAGCGTAACACCACTTGGACCTAACAAGGTACTGATTGAATTTCGTGGATATGGCCTAATGAGTGACAGCCCAGAAGACCGTGCCACACGTATTGAACACCACAACTCTATCTGGGGACCGTTTGGTCGCAACCTACACGAAGACCTGATTGGTGTTGCCGGACAAGGCACAACCATGCGTACAGGCACAGAACCACGTAATATCCTGCACGGACGACACGAAGGCGGCACAATCCACGATGAAGTGGGTATGCGTCACTACTACGCTGAATGGTCTAAGTGGATGGGGGTATTAGCACAAGAACCAAAACAGAAAGCTGCATAAATGGACCCAATTACTGCAATGGCTACCGCATCTGCAGCCTTTGGCACAATCAAAAAAGGTTTTCAAGTCGGACGTGACGTAGAGTCAATGATGTCTGACATTGGACGCTGGATGGGTGCGCTATCAGATTTGGACCAAGCAGCCAAAGAAGCCAAGAACCCACCCATATTCAAGAAGTTGTTTAACGGCACTAGCGTTGAAGAAGAAGCTATGACTGCTTTTGCTAACGCTAGGAAAGCAAGAGAACAGCGTGACGAATTAAAGAACTGGATTGAGTTTACATTAGGCCGTTCTGCTTGGCAGGATTTGATTCAGACAGAAGCAAACATCCGCAAACAAAGACAAGAAACGCTGTATAAACAGAGAGAACGCCGCCAGAAGTTTGTAGAGATAGTAGCGTGGATTGTTTTAGTGGGAATAGGTTCTGCAATCCTTTACGGTTTTGTTTCGTTTCTTATATCTAAACAAGCTAGAGCAGACGAAGTAAAGTGGACTACATGCAGACTTGTTAACTACGAAAGAATTAAAATAAAAGAAAACCCATACACAGAATATATTTGTACATACAGGGGTGCAAATAACACTATAGAGTCTATGACAATTAACGAGTTCTGTCCTCGTGAATATCAGTGTGTGTACAACCCCCGTAAAAAAGATGAGCCTACACTAAAAGAAACACTTGACAGTATTCGTAAAGAATTACAATAAACCTTGACTATTAATTGTTTATGTACTATAATGGTGTAAGAGGTACCTTATGAAACAATTAGCTATTGACGCACTCACCTACAGATACAAGGCCCAACAACGTGATGCACAGTTTGTATTTATCAATTATATTACCAATCCAGTTGCTATTGGAGAACACCCGCAGTTGCTTGACGAAATGGATGCTGCGCTTGAAAAGTGGGCTTCGGCAAGGGATAAACTTGAAGCCCTTGAAACGCTCCTTGATTAAATATTTAGGATTAGGTTTGCTGTACTGCGGCAAGCCTTTTAGTCGTATAGGCGACTGGTTCTGGAAGTTACATCGTACTGTTTTAGATTGGAATGACCACAATGGCTAGTACGTATTTGACACTGACGAACAACGTTCTTCGGGACTTTAACGAAGTAGAACTTACCAGTTCTAACTTTGGTTCTTCGCGTGGTGTACAGACTGTTGTAAAAGATTACATTAATCGTTCAATTACAGACATTCTTAACTCCGAAATGAATTGGCCTTTTACTCGTGCAGAAGGTTCAGTAGACGTGATTGCGGGTAAGCAACTATACAGTCACGCAAGTATAGCTTCTACTTTAAAGTATGTAGACTATGACAACATGTTCTTGAAGCCAAAAGACTACATTACTAATGGTAACTTTGAGATTGCAGGAACAGCAAGTATAACTAACTGGACTACTGTATCTGGTAGCCCCGCCGCAAGTTCTAAGTTTGGTAACACCCTGCTGCTTACCAGCGCAGAGGCATCCCAAGAAGTAAGTGACCTTATTGTGGGTCGTTCGTACGTTATCATTACACAGACCAGTGGTGCTACCCTGACCTTAGAAGTAGGGACAAGTTCTGGTGGTTCACAAACCAAGTCGTCTACCCTTACCATATCTAGCGGCAACGAAGTGCTTCTTAGCGAAACTACGTTTACAGCTACAGCCACCACACACTACGTAAGCTTTACCGAAGCTGCTGGTAGTGCGGCGTTTGTTAAGTTGGTTGAACTTAGCGAAGATGTAGCATCTATACCTCTCAAGTATCTGTCGTACGAAGAGTACAACGAGTCGTTTCGTGAACGGGACTCCCGGCCTGACACAGACAAGTTTGCTGACCCAGAGTATGTCTACACCACGTACAACAATGAAATTGGTTTGACACCTATTCCCAATACAAGCAACAGGACTTTAGAGTTTGATTACTACGTATCCCACACTGATTTATCTGGTGCAACAGACACATCAATCATACCCACACGTTTTGAGCCAGTAATTAATTCCCGTGCAAAGTATTACACTCACATATTTAGGTCTGACGTGCAGTCTGCACAGTTTTCTTTAAAAGAATACGACGATGGAATTAAACGTATGCGTGTCGAATTATTGAACCGCAAGAACTACATGAGGGCTGTGTAATTGGCTGATCTTTCTCAAGCACAACCAGTAGCGTTTAACTGCGAGGGTGGTCTAGTAAAGAATCGTTCTACCTTTATGATGCAGCCGGGCGAAGCACTTGAGTTAGAAAACTTTGAGCCAGACGTAGAGGGTGGTTACAAACGTATCAAAGGTTTTGCTAAGTACGTGACTGCTGCTGTAACGCACACATCTAGCACATCCGAAACAATCCTTATGGTAGCATCGTTTGCCGACAAGGTTGTTGCAGCACGAGGCACCAGCATATTCCAAGCCACTCCGGGTGGGTCTAGCTGGACAAGTATCGACAGCGGCAGAACCAACGCAAAGAAATACAACTTTGAACGTTTTAACTTTGACGGTAACGACAAGTTAATTGTAGTTGACCAGACTAATGCTCCTACTGTGTTTAACAGTTCGTTTTCTGCTACAGACGTAAGCGAAAGCAGTGTAGCAGGTTCTAAATTCGTAGCAGCATTTAAGAATCACATGTTCTACGCTGGCAACTCTACGTCCCCACAAGAGGTGGTGTTTAGCCAACCGTTTGACGAAGACGCATTTTCTAGTGGCAGTGGTGCAGGTAGCATAAAAGTAGATGACAATATCACCGGACTAAAAGTCTTTCGTGATAACTTATTTATCTTTTGCGAAAACAGAATATTTAAACTGGGTGGCAGTAGCCTTAGTGATTTTGCTGTTGTCCCTGTTACAAGAAACATCGGATGTCTGAATGGCTTTACAATACAGGAATTTGCTGGTGACCTTATTTTTCTTGGCCCTGATGGGTTGCGAACAGTTGCAGGTACGGCAAGAATTGGTGACGTGGAGTTGGGTACTATAAGTGCCAACGTTCAGTCTCTTTTTAACGAAAACATAGCCAACTCTGCAAGTTTTGAAAGTTTGGTCATACCGGATAAAACCCAGTATCGTATATTTTTTACTAAAGCAAACACAAACGAAACAATTACCAAAGGCGTCATTTGTGTGATGAAGGGTCAAAAGTTTGAGTTTGCAGAAATGCGTGGCATCAAACCTGCTTGTACTGACACTTTTGTGGACGACGGAAACGTAATTGTTTTGCACGGTGCAGACCAATCGGGATATATCTACCGCCAAGAGTCGGGCAACGATTTTGATGGTGTTGCTGTTTTAGGAAAGTATCGTGGCCCTGATTTGACGTTTGGTGATGCGGGTCTACGCAAACACATGCAACGGGTTATTGTAAACTACAAGCCTGACTCTGCCATAGATGCAGACATGTTTCTTCGTTACGACTACGAATCTGCAGACGCCCCTAGACCAGATGCTTACCCTTTAGATTCAGAAGATGTGGTAGCTATCTACGGTACGTCTGTGTACGGCACTCCTACTTACGGTGCCGCATCAACGCCGTTATTTAGGCAATCTGTAGAGGGTTCAGGATTTGCTGTAGCTTTGCGGGTAAACGACGGGGGAACTACCGCCCCATACTCTTTAAAAGGGTTCCAACTAGAATTTCAAACAGGAGCAAGACGTTAGATGGGTGCTACTTACACACGCCAATCGTCCTACACTGATGGCGATACCATTACTGCAGCACATACTAATGACGAGTTTAATCAGTTATTAGCCGCGTTTGCTGCCAGCACAGGACACACACACGATGGGACTACCGCAGAGGGTGGCCCTGTTACCAAGTTGTTGGGCAACACACTCACGTTTGGTGCAGCTACGGCTGGCACAGACATCACGATTACATTTGATGGTGAGTCAAACGACGGTGTACTCAAGTGGATGGAAGATGAAGACTACTTTGAGTTTTCTGATGACATACTTGTAGCCAGCACAGAGAAACTACAGTTCCGTGATACAGCTATCTACATCAACTCAAGCACAGACGGACAGCTTGATTTGGTTGCTGACTCTGAAATACAAATTGCTGCCACTACTATTGACATTAACGGTAACGTAGACATATCTGGCACACTAACTATCGGTAGTGCTGGTATCTCTGAAGCTGAACTAGAAATACTTGATGGTGCAACAGTAACCACAACCGAAATAAACATTATGGATGGTGACACATCCGCATCCTCTACGACTGTGGCAGATGCTGACCGTGTTGTATTCAACGATGCCGGAACTATGAAACAGGTGGCGGTCACAGACTTAGCCGCCTATTTTGATGACGAAATTACAGCAATGCCTAACCTAGTTACGACTGCTGCCACTACGGTTGGCGCACTTAACTCTGGTTCGATTACGTCTGGCTTTGGTACAATTGACACAGGCTCATCCACCATTACAACAACTGGTCTTATCACTGGTGGCTCTCTTGACATTGACGATGTGCTTATCAACGGCACAACGATTGGTCACACAGACGATACAGACTTGATGACTGTCGCTAGTGGGTTACTGACTGTAGCTGGTGAAGTGTCTATGACTACACTAGACATTGGTGGCACTAATGTTACATCCACTGCTGCAGAACTTAACATTCTTGATGGTGTTACCGCAACAACAGCAGAACTAAACTATAGTGACACTGGTGCTGCTGTAGGAACTGTAGTTGCTAGTAAAGTAGTCACAGCGGATGCTAACAAAGATGTAGCTAGTTTCCGTAACATTACCTTAACAGGGGAGTTAGATGCAGGTTCGCTTGACGTATCGGGTGACGCAGACATAGATGGCACACTTGAAGCCGATGCTATTACCGTTAATGGCACAGCACTTAACACAGTCATTGCAGGTGTAACAGTGGCTAATGCTACTCTTGCTGCTACAACTACTGTTACTGATAGCACAGCTAATACAAACTTTCCTGTAGTATTTCACGATGAGTCAAACGCATTGTTGGATGACACGGGTGCCTTACGCTACAATCCTAGCACGGGCGAACTGCTTGTTCCAAAACTTACTGTAGCAGGTACAACGACTACCGTAGACACGGTAACGATGAACGCAGAAAATGCAATCATCTTTGAGGGTGCTACTGCTGACGCACATGAAACTACACTTACTATTGTAGACCCAACAGCAGACCGCACAATTAACTTGCCCAATCAGTCGGGTACAGTGCCTGTGTTGGCTGCAGCGAGTAACACTGCTGTTACATCCACACCAGAAGAACTAAACATTCTTGACGGAGCTACAGTAGTCGTAGGAGAAGTCAACGCACTTGACTTGGGTGCAACAGCAGTCGGTAACGCAATTGCATCTAAGGCAGTTATACTTGACTCCAATAAAGATTATACAGGCATTCGTAACTTTACAATTACTGGCGAACTTGATGCGGGGTCACTAGACGTTTCTGGTGATGCTGACATTGATGGGACGTTAGAAGCGGATGCTATAACAGTTAACGGTGCTACCCTTAATTCAGTGATTGCTGATGAGGCTACCGCCCTTGCTATTGCGCTAGGCTAAAGGAGAAATAAATGGCCAATACATTCAAGGTAGTATCGCATGACGTTATGCCAGCATCCAGCGGTACGCCAGAAGACCTTTACACCACACCCGGCAGTACAACTACTGTTATTTTGGGCATGGTACTGGCAAACGTACACACCAGTCAAGTCACAACAAGTGTAAAACTTGTTAGTGATACGTCGGGTGGTGGTCGTACGGCTACAAACACAACTACATTTCTGTTAAAAGATGCACCGATACCTGTCGGCGGCTCTATAGAAATACTTGCGGGTAACAAAGTAGTCCTAGAAACAACAGACAAAATTCAAATTGATTGTTCTGTTGCTGACAAAACCAGCGTAACTATGAGCATTATGGAGATAACCTAATGGCGTATATTGGCAATTCAGTAGTAGGGGTTGAGCATCCAAGTACGTCTGCATTGAATGCTACAACGGGTACGTTTACGGGTAACGTCACAACAACAGGCACAGTTGAACCCGCTGGGGATACCGCTGCTGGTGATGATGCTGCAATTGGCTACACTAGCGCAGAAGGTCTGATTCTCACAGGGCAAGGTTCTACATCAGACATTACTTTGAAGAACGATGCAGATGCTACCGTGTTTACTGTACCTACTGGCACAGATGACATTCTGTTCCCTGATAGTGCTGAAATACAAATGGGTGCTGGCGCAGATTTAAAAGTATCTTCGGACGGCACAAATGGAATTTTAAGAGCCAATAATGGCAGAGTGTTTATTCAAACTGATACTGGCGTAAATCTTACAAAAACTGGCAATGCAGAAACAATGCTTATTGCCACGCCTGATGGTTCAGTTGATTTGTATCACAACAACACCAAAAAGATTGAAACCACCTCCACAGGCGTAACTATTTCTGGAAACAATCCGGGCGGTAAAATACGTTTGGAAATGGGGCAAACTGGTGTTGCAAACACCGATGTTACTGGCGAGATACAGTTTTATCACAATGATGCAAGCGGTGCAGGAGTAAATGCTGACATTAAAGGCATTTGCACAAATTCTGCTGGTGCTGGTGCGCTGACCTTTGGAACTGGAACTACATCCACTACTGAACGTATGCGGATTTTATCAGATGGTAGAGTACTTATTGGAACAACCTCTGAATTATTTAGTCAGGGTGTTTTGCAAGTAAAAGGCAATGGTGCAGAAAACATTGCTAGATTTGGTGCGGGAGCAGATGCTGAATCTATTATTTTTGAAAATGCTTCTGGAACAGCCGTTGGTTCTATTCAAGTTAACACTAGTGCCACTGCCTTTAACACATCATCAGACTACAGGCTAAAAACCGAAGTCACTTATGATTGGAATGCAACTACACGCCTCAAGCAGTTAAAGCCAGCACGGTTCAAATGGATTTCAGAAGGTGACACAGCAGAATTTGTGGATGGTTTCTTAGCAAACGAAGCCCAAACTGTTGTACCGGAGGCCGTGTCAGGAACACATAATGAAGTAGAAGTTTGGAAAGACGGCGAAGAACTGCCAGACGGTGTTTCGGTTGGTGATAACAAACTAGATGCTGATGGCAATACTATTCCTATCATGCAGGGCATAGACCAAGCCAAAATCGTCCCATTGCTCACAAAGGCACTAATCGAGTCAGTTACAAAGATTGAAGCACTTGAAGCGCGTATCACAGCACTGGAGAACGCATAATGCCATATTTAGGTAGGTCACCGGGAAGCGGAGTACGCACCCGATTTATATACGCTGCTACTGCTGGACAAACATCGTTTAGCGGTAACGATAGCAACAGCGTATCTTTAGCATACGAAGATACATTGTACATGGACGTGTACCAAAACGGTGTGCTTCTCAAGCCTGTTACTGACTACGCCGCTACAACAGGCACAAGTGTGGTCTTAACAACGGGTGCGAGTACAGATGATGTAGTTGAAATGGTTGTGTACGACACGTTTGCTGTAGCTGATACGGTGAGTGCAAAAGATGGTGGTACATTTAGTGGCAACGTAGCTATGGGTGGTACGCTATCCCTCACAGGAAATGCTGATTTTAACGGTGACCTAGATGTAGATGGCACGACTAATCTTGATGTTGTGGATATTGATGGTGCTGTTGATATGGCATCAACGCTAACACTTGCAGGAAATGCTGATTTTAACGGTGACCTAGATGTAGATGGCACGACTAATCTTGATGTTGTGGATATTGATGGTGCTGTTGATATGGCATCAACTTTAACTGTAGCAGGTGTTTTAACTGCTGCTGCAGGTTCTATTGGGATGGGGCCAGCCTTCTTTGCTCATCCGGCAAGTGGACAGTCAATATCAGCCAACACATTTACAAAAGTGGTGCTAGGCACTGAAGTTTATGATACAGATAGTAAATTTGCATCCAGTAGATTCACTCCAACAATAGCTGGATATTATCAGATAAACGCTTCTGTCACTTATGCAAATGCAAATTTTACGCAAACAGGGGCTATCTTGGCTATTTATAAAAATGGAAGTTCATATGCCGCTTTTAATTCTATAATAGGTGGGTTTGAGCAAAGGCACGGAATAAATGGTTCGGCTTTGGTGTACTTAGATAGCGATGATTACGTTGAAATGTTTATTTATGGCCCCGGACAAACAGTAGCACACGATACTGGTGAAACTCACTTTAGTGGTGGTATGGTAAGGAAAGCATAATGACATTGTACGATAAAATTATAAAAATTTATCCTGCTCTTGAAGGTAAGGATTTCTTTACAGTTGGTATCATACTTGAAAATTTATCGGATGGCAATGGTGACTACATTAAAGAGTGGAACCACGCAAGTCTTTCAAGACCAACACAAAGTCAGTTGGAGGCATAGATGAGTAGAGCGCAAGAAATAGCAGACCTGTTAGCTGGTGTAACAATTACCACTGCCGACAACAACGCACAGCTTACTTTAACATCAACAGATGCCGATTCTAGTGTTGGCCCAATACTTGATTTAAAACGAGATAGTGGTAGCCCTGCTGATAGTGACACTTTAGGACGTATGCGTTTTCTGTTTGATAACGATGCCGCAGAAGAAACAGAAGGCGTTAGATTTAATGCAATATTAGCAGATGCTTCTGACGGTAGTGAGGACGCGACTTTTGTAATAAAACACATGGTTGGTGGAACTTTACGAGATAGTATACGTTTTACAGGAACAGAAACAGTAGTTAACGAAGATAGCATTGACCTAGACTTTCGCGTTGAGGGTAACGGTGATGCAAACCTTTTATTTGTTGATGCTGGTAATGACCGCATAGGCATCGGTGAAGCGTCACCTGACACCCAACTTCATATTTCATCAGGTGCGCCAAGCTTCCGAATGGAAGATACAGATACCAATCGGTATGCAAATTTTAGTTACGGAACAAGAGTCCTTAATATTGACAATGTTATGGCTTCAGGTGAAGTAGGTACAACTGTTGACCCTGCAACAGCTTTTAGATTTACAGACACAAACGGCACTACCGAAGTTGCACGATTTGTTCCTGACGATAAATCACTTCTTATTGGACGGACAACCAGTCTTTTTAGTTCAAAACTTACTGTTGATGCTGACAATGCTACCGAAAATCCGATGGCAGTTGTAAGTCAACACGCAGGTTCTTCATCGGAATTTCTTATTTTGTTTTATCGTGGTAATGACAGTGATGGTTATACCAATACAGGCTCTATACAAAATACAAACAATGCCACATCCTACAACACATCATCCGATTATCGTTTAAAAACCAATGTTTCATACAATTGGGACGCAACAAGTAGGCTAAAACAACTCAAGCCAGCTAGATTTGATTGGATTAGCGATGGTGATGATGCTGTAACTGTGGATGGCTTTTTGGCGCATGAAGTATCTAGTATTGTACCAGAGGCTATTACAGGTACAAAAGATGCAACAAAGACAGAAACTTATATTGTAACCCCTGCTGTTATTGACAGTGATGGTAATGAAACAACACCAGCAGTTAAAGGTACTCGTACTGTTCCTGATTATCAGGCAATAGACCAGTCCAAACTCGTCCCATTACTTTGTAAGACCATCTTAGAACTAGAAGCGCGGATAACTGCAATTGAAGCTAACTGATGAAGCTGACAATGGAACCTGTACTTAAAACACAAATGGAACTTGAGGCACACGAAAAAGAGTGTGCTATCAGGTATGCCTCTGTGCAGGAAAAGTTAGAAGCGTTAGATAAGCGTATGTGGCGTCTGGAAGCAATGATAATGGGTAGCACAGTAATGGTAGTGGCTATGGTCGTTACAGTATTTATGGGAATGAATTAGTTCTATGTTTGGGGAACCACCGCAGTTTTACATACCTAAACAGGGTGAAACACTAACTAGAACTACAGATTCAACGAGGCCATACACAACAGTTATGCCAGTAACAGGCGGTGAGTATGCGTTTAAACCTGACGGTACACGTGTAACTGTTAAGCAAGGATATTTTGACGTAAAGTCTTCTGAAAAAAAGAAAGCAGATAATATGGCAGACGTAAACAAAATTTCTAGCGACACTGATCTACTTAACCAAGTGGGTGAAGTGGCAGCGGGTGAAACGACAGGCATACCCCAACTTGAAGCTGCGCTACCAACCGTACAAGCAGGAGAAATGCAAACTGCAACCAACGCGCAAATAAGCGACACTTCTCCTCAAGCTACAACGACTACGGCAGGTATTACAGGGCTAGAGGCTGTCAAGCCCACGCCATCGTCCCCATCTTTGGGACAGATAGATGCCACGACAACAATTGCTCCCAGCGTAGGGACAGCAACAACCAGTCAAATAGACACTACCCCACAGATAGACATGACAGGTGTTCAAGGCACTGTGTCTACGGGTGCTGTTGCTACGGCTGCTACCCAAGAGTTAGACGAAAAAGCCACAACACAGTATCAGTTAGGTCAGTTATTAGGTAGCATAGAAGAAGGCAAGCCTATGCCAGCATGGGCAGCACCTGCTGTTCGCAAAGTAGCCGGAGTCATGCAAGCGCGGGGACTGGGTGCAAGTTCAATGGCTGCGGCAGCAATGACCCAAGCAGTCATGGAATCTGGGGTAGTCATTGCAAGCCAAGACGCAAACAAATACGCAACCATACAATTACAAAACCTAAACAACCAACAGCAGACTGCTTTGACTAACGCGGCAACGTTCGCTGCTATGGACAAAGCCAATCTGTCTGCACGTTTGCAGGGTGCAGTCACCAACGCACAAAACCTGTTGGCTACTGAAACAAAGAATCTTGATGCCAGACAACAGGGCAACACACTGACATACAACGCTTTGACACAGGCTTTGTTCAAAGATGCGGCAGAGGACAACGCCCGCAAGCAATTCAACGCAAAGAACGAAATACAAGTAGAAGAGTTCTTTGCCAACTTAGGATCACAGGTGGATACTGCAAACAAAAACCGTATTGCAGCCACCGCACAGTTCAACGCGGGGGAAGTTAACGCACAAGCCCAGTTTAACACAGCTATGCGTGACAACCGTGAAAAGTTCAACGCCAACATGCAGTTTGCGGTAGATCAGTCAAACGTACAGTGGCGCAGACAAGTCAACACTGCTGCGACAGCCGTACAAAACGAAACAAACCGTATCAACGTAGCCAACGCTTACAACTCTAGTCAAAATGCTTTGAACAATCTGTGGCAAAAGTACCGTGACAACGCTGCGTGGAACTTTCAAAAGACAGAATCATATATGCAACGTCAGCACGAAGTAGGCATCATGGCTATGGAGTTTGCTAATACAAAAGCCCTGTACAGCCAGCAACAAAAAGATAATTTGGCATTGGGCATAGGAAACTGGATAGCTGCGTGGATGGGTGGTTCAGGTAGCGACAAAAGCGGCGATAGCAGTACTTAGGAAAAACAATGAACTTACTTAAATCAATATTACCTTTAGCAGTTGTAGCAGGTGCCGCGTACGCTGGCGGAACTCCGGGTGCGGTTACAGCCCAAAAATTTGCTGACTCTTTTCTTCAAGCTTCTGGTGCTAAGAAAAGCGGACGCATGTTTGCATCCGCACCTGCCTTGCGATCAAGAACGCTTGGTGACATGGGATTGGGATCAAGAGGTTCAGGACAAGCACCCCCAATGAACCCTATACAGCAGGTTGCACAGTCTGATCCTCGCTTAGAAAGCGCAATGGCTAATTTAGTACAAAACGCCAGAAACCAACAAGTCATAGATATGTTTTCAAAGTACGGTTCTGTGGGTTTCACAGCGAAGGGTGGACAACAGACAACACGGATGACAGAGGTAAGCTAATATGGAAGAAGATATGATCCCTGTACCGGGAAGCATCGAAGCAAAAGACTCCCTTGCTGTTGCACCGCCGGGGCATAGCTTAACTATAGACAACGAACAGTGGGCGTGGGGAAAACCTGCACAAGTAGTCAGCCCAGAAGCCGCACTGTCTTCTGCCATAGATTCACTTGAGGTGCGTCAAACCCGCGAAGAAATGATGAAGCTACTTATGGTAGGTGCATCCGTAGAGGCGTTGGTAGAGGGCTACCTTTTCCAAGCGTTCCAAGACGGTAAGTTTATGCCGGATGTAGGATTGCTTATCAAAGGTCCACTAGCCATGTACATAGCTAACGCTGCCGAAGAAAGCGACGTACCATACCGCTTCTTTGAAAACGACGACGCTTTGACTGAAGATGAGATGGACGATCAGACGTTCTTTAGAATGATGGAAGAAAACAACCCTGCCATGTTTGCATACGTAGCAGACACTATGACTAAAGGTATTCGTCAGGGCAACGCGTCACGTCCCCCCGTAGAAGATAACTTTATGAACATGAAAGCACAAGAGGAGAAGTAACAGATGGGTATTGGTGCAGCACTAGCTACAGGTCTTGTTCAAGGGTTTACGCAAAACATTAACAACGAAAAAGCACGTCGTCAAGGTGAACGTGACAAAGTTGATAAGTATCAACAAATACTTATGAACGCTTCACTCAATCCCGGCAAAGACTTTAGTGCAAGTAATGCCAAGCTTCTTGGTAGCATGATTCAAAATGCAAACAATCAACTGGATGACCAAGAGCGTATTAACTTGTTTGGTCAACAGGGGGAAGACCTTGACATAGATTTTAGTGGTGTGCTTAGTCAGTTGCAGGGTGGTAGTAGTTCAGCGTATGAAAGTACGTTGGCTGGTTTTGGGTTTGATGTAGATATTAAAAAGTTTGGAAAAGGCGACAGTTTTTCTGCGTTAACCAACATGGCAAACGTTTTTAACACATCCGAAGGACGGGCAAAGTTAATGGCTGCATCTGACGATGAACTTAAAGCCTTACATCGTGTAGTATCTAGCCACAAACACTTTCTAAGTAACGAGTATGAAACTGCTAAATTAGCAGGG